GAAGTATTCCGGCGCTTACATTTGACATTTAGTTTCCTCCCAAGAGTAGGCTGTACCGCTGAATCCCATGGAAGGTCTTGCCGTCGGGCTCAAGCGCGACCGTGTTTTCAGTACAGCGAAAGTTGATGGTTTCGTTAGTGGTGATCCCGAGATTCCGTGTGTGTAGCAGGGCGTAAAGTCTTTCGAGAATGGCCGTGACCTCGACGTCATTGTCCGCCTGCGACCAAGCGTGGATGACGACGTAGCCGTTGAACCCGTTGTGCGTGTGCGAGCTGAAGTCCCCGATGTTGCGCTCACCGATGCGGATACGCGGATACTCCTGCGCAAGCCCCATGCCCTTCGGAGGGTTGGTGAATACGCGGTCGGCAACCATCTGCACGATCTGCGCGTCTCCCGCGATGGCATCGTAAAGCGTTTGCTGTAGCACGCGTTGGACATGGATCACTTGAAGTCCCCCGCATTGAATTTGAAGAACGACTTCGCGTACCCGAGCACGCGCTTGATCGCGGGGTGCAGCCAAGGTCTTTCATCCATATCCTTAGTCCCGTACTCCAGCCAGAAGGCATAGTTCAGTTTCGAGCCCACGCTGCCGGTCATGCGCGCGTCGTCCACGTCGAAAAATATAGATTGAGCCAACCCGCCTCGGTCCGCATTAGGCGCCTCCCCAGCAGGCGAGACGATATGCTGGCGCTTCGGTTTATATCGCGTTACTTCTCGACTACCCTTAATCGTCTGTATGCTTCTAAGAGCCTCTGAGTGAACTGCCTTGACTGTATTTCTAATTCCTAACAGCATCTTTTCGCGGGCTATTTTCGGAGCGCGCACGCGAAGCAGGTTGACCAGCTCCTTATCGCCCTGTAGCTGGAATGAGATTGCGAAACTCACGAAGGGGTACCCTCAATGCAGTCTAGAATCTGGTACCGCTCCCGCTCCTCGACATCCGTGAAGCTGTGAATTTGCAGAAATCGCCCGTTCCAGTTCACGCGCATCTGGTTGGTTAGGCTCACCGCGGGAGTGCCGACGTTGTTCACGTCCATCCAGCGCAGGGTCACGATGTGGGATACTCGTTTCTCCGGAGCATCCGCCATGAAGGCCTGGCGTAAACCCTTGGGCTCTATCTTTGCCCAGCAGCTTTGAAACGTGCTCCAGGTCGTGGTCGCACCGCCGCTGTTGTTCGGTAGATAAGTCGGAATCTCGATGGTGATGTAGTTACGTAGCTCACCGATTTCCCGATACCGACGAAGTTTGTTGAACCTCATGGGAACAGCCTTTCGGGCCGATACGGCTGGAGCAAGAACTGAGCGGTTTTCGGGATGACGATTTCCTCGATCTGGTCGCCGCGGTTCTCGTACAGGTGCGAGAGAATCATCCGGATGCCCTGCACGATGTCGTTCGGGACTGAGCCAGGCGTCGTCGAGGTCGGGCTATCCCAGCGCACCACTCCATAGCCGGCAATAAACTCGATGTAGAAAGCATTTCGCGATCGCACGCCAGTCGGCAGCACCGACCCCACGTTCAGGCAGAGCCGCGCTGGCTCCGTCACCTTATCGAGAAAGTAGTTGGCTGCGTCGTAAACGAAAGGATTGTTCGACAAATCGAAGTAATTAAGGCTGCTAATGCTTTGCACGCCAGCCATGCCTAGGTCGACGAATGCGTTGTCATAGAAAAGGTCGGCTATGTAGCCGTCCCGCTGTCCGTCCCACCACTGCGTATCGCGCTTTGGAAGGATGAAGAATCGGTCAAACCATACCTGCCATGTCTGCGTGATGAACGCGCGGTTCGTGTATCGCTCGGCGGCCTTCCTCGCGGCGGTGATGAGCGCAGTGATTAGGTTATCGTCCTGCGTGTTGGTCACGCGCAGGTGCGCTTTCGCATCGCCCAGCGTGAGCGGCTCAACCGTTGGCTCGACTGTGAGGATGAGTTTTCCCATGCGTCCCTCGAAGCCCCGCCTGGGGGTCCCCGGTGCCTCTCCCGTAAAACACCAGGGACTTACCCCAAGCGAAGATTCAATAACCGATTAGGAAACCGGACCCGCGAGCGGCTGCCCGAGGAGAACGCTAGCTGAGAACATGGTACCAGTGGTGAGCGTTCCAGCTTTGTTCACCTTTACGCCAACGTAGCGATGCGTCCCACGGTAGCCGATCTTGTAATTCTGTTTCTCTTGGACGGTCGACGTGCTGTCAGTCAGCACTTTGAATCCGCCCGACGCGGCAACGGTGCCGCTCGGCGAGGCGTAGCTTCCGCCAGCCGAGGCAACCGAGTATAGATCGCTATCGGCCGCAGCTGCGGGGGTCGAGCCGTCATCGCTGACGACGACTTCCAGCGAGTATTTGTTGCTCGACGACCAGGTGTCGCCGGCCGCGCCAACCGACACTTCAAGCATGCAGCTGCCATAGCCCTGCGTGTCGATGAGAGTACCGCTGACTGCAGCACTCGACGTGATCGTTTGCGGGTAGATAGAAACAACGGATTTTAACCGTTCCATTAGTCCGCGAAGCATTTTAAATCTCCTTGAAAATAAGGTCAGGGGGAGCGAGAGAGCCGGCCCACAGGACCGGCCCCCGAATTCTCAAGCCGCTACGACTTGCAGGTCAGAACCTTGAACGCCTGGAACTGGACCACCCCACCACCCACGCGCTTCGTGGTGTAGTACAGGATGAATCCCTTCGTGGTGTACGGGTCACGCAGCACCCGGATTCCGATGCGGTCCACGATCTGGTACCCGGCACGGAAGTCGCCATAGATGACGGCATTCGTGCTGGACCCGATGGCGGGGACATCCGCACCGAAGTACACCGGCTTCCCGGCGAGCACTTCAGGCTGCCCGTTCACGACACCCGGCCAGTCGCCAATCGACCATAGATACCGGTTATCCGCGTCCTTGAATTTGCGGACGACACCCGCAGTTCCGCGAGCCATCAGCCACGAGGCGTTCTTTTGAAACGGCTCGTACAGCTTATTCTGCACGCTGATGATGTCGTCCGCGACAATGGTGGCCGTGGTGGTCGAGCTGACGTACTTCTCGATCTGATTGTACAGCGCGTCCGAAGCCGCTTGGCTCAGACCCGAAGTACCATCCACGAGCGAGTAGCTCAGGATTCCCATCGGCTGGAACACGCCCGTTCCGGCAACGAAGGCAGTCGCTTCAACGCGCGCGAACCGCTCCGAGACCTTCGTCGCGTGATACGCTTCGATGTCGAACATCGAGTCGTCCAGCAACTTCTGGCTGACCTGCGGCTCGGCGTACATTTCGTGCACCGGGATGCGCAGGAGGTTGAAGGTTGACGGCGTGGTCACCGAACGGCTCTGGCTCTCACCCATCCAACCGTAGTTCGGCTGGCTGGCATCGTAAGGCATTTCCCACGCATCGCTTCCGATGGTGATGGAGCTGCACAGCTGACGCATCGGCGACGTTTCGAACACGGTCTTTTGAATCATGTCCGCGACTTCGGGGCGCACCAGATAGCCGCCTTCGATGTCGACTTCCACCGTCATGTTTTTGTATTCACGACGGGTGAGGAATTCCTTCGCGCGCGCTTCCGCCTGCTCTCCAGTGAGGAGATCCTTCAGCGATGGATTGGCGCTGCCTTTGCCATACCGACGCGCCATGATGTTGGCGGTGTCCTTGCGCAGGATACTCTGCGCGGCCGTGCGCTCGGCATCAGTCATCGTCTCGCTGGCATTCCCGAAGCGGGTGCTAGCGGTTTCGATCTTCGCGCAACGCTTGCCGAATTCATCGAGTGCCGCGTCCATCTTGCCGAGTTTGTCGACCAGGATTGGGTCACCGTTCCAGTTGCGGCCCGCGATCTCTTTCAGGCGCAAGTCGTTGGATTGTTTGTATTCATTCCAGCATGTTCGCATCTCATCGAACTGCTGTTTCATTTCGACAGCGGTCATGGGGATGTCCTTTCGATTCATTTGTTTTCTGAATCGACTGGACGCGCGGTCCGGGTCTGATCAGGTAAGTTGCGGCTCGGTACGACCGAGTGCAGTTAGGATTTGGAAACTTCGCGTAAGCCTTGGATTCCGTCTCGGAACGACTGGAGCAAGTCCGGGTCGCTCTCGACAACTTGCGGCTCGCTAAACTTAGCGAGTGCTTTTTGAATCATGCTATCAGGGTAGCCTTTGGCCCGAATCGCGTCCATGAAAAAATCCAGGCTCTCCTCCAGCGACATGCCCTCGGGAATAAATCCTAGCGACTTCGC